CACCCGCACCCCCCACCCGACGGCGCAGCCGGCCCCGGCCCCCCTCCCGGTACCGGCCGCCCCCGACTGGCCGTCCCGCTGGCACCTCCTCATCCCCGCCAGCATCCGCAACACCGCGGCCGCCCTCGGCCTCTGGCAGAACCCGACCCCCCTCAAGCCGTCCGACCACCTCGCCCAGACCCTGGCCGTCCTCGAACGCTACGGCTGGTGCAGGTCACTCGACTTCTCCCCGACCGGCCGCATGTGCATCCGCGGCGCCCAAACCCTCCTCGAACACACCGGACACGTCACCCCTGCCGCCCGCCAACGCGCCGTCGACTACATGCAGCACACCCTCCGCATGGACGGCGTAGCCATGCCCTTCCACGCCTGGAACGACCTCCACACCCGCACATTCCCCCAGGTCAAACACCTCCTCACCGCATCCGCGACCACCGCCCGAAACCACGGAGAATAAGCAATGAGCCCCGAAGAGTTCGCCAAGGAATTCGGCCCCGAATTCACCAACCAGCAGCCCGCTCCCATTCCCCCGACCGGCCCCTACGGACACCCCGCCCAGCCCGTAAAGACCGGCCTCACCAAGCGCGGAAAGACCGCCCTCGCCATCGGCGCCACCGTCATCGCCGGAGGCGGATTCCTCACCTGGCAGAACCACACCGAACAGGCCGCCGAAAACGAAGTCCGCGCCCAGGAACTCGCCATCCAGCAGCAGCAGATCGAACTCGAAACACTCAAGGAACTCAACAAGGCCAGCGCCGTCCAGGAGAAGACCCAGGAAACCCTGGACGCGGAACGGCAGAAGCAGATCGACGCCTGCATCAAGACCGACAAGGCCCGCGTCGGCAAGCAGCTCGGCGTCACCTACAGCAGCGTCCTCAACGACTGCCAGGCCAAGTTCGGCAGCACCAGCAGCGGCATCCAGGAAGCGGCGTCCACGTCGTCCACGGGCGACGACAGCAGCATCTCCCCGGGCCTGCTCCTCGCCATCGCGGTCGGCGGTTCCCTCGTCGTCGGCGTCGCCGCGAACCGCGGCCGGAAGGCCAACGCAGCGTAACCATCCGAGGGTTCATTCCTCACTCACTCACGACCAAAAAGGCCCGCACAGCCCGCACATGAACCACCAGAAGCAGCCGTCCGGGCCGTGAACGAGTGAGGAATGAAATGACAGAGAGTGAGGAATGATGGCGACCGACACGGTCCCCGCAGCGGTCCCCGGACCCCCGGACCCGCCCGGCAACACCGCCACCACCGGCAGCGACCCCAAGGGCTTCCTGGCGTCCATGGTGGCCCCTGTGGAGCCCGCCCGCCCCACCTTCAGCCTCGACCCCGCCACCCCCGCCACGGCCGCCGCGGACGGGGCCCTGGACCGGTCCGCGCCCGGCGTCACCTCCACCACGTTCCGCGACACCACCGAGCAGGCCGCCAAGGACAAGGACCCCGCCGGCACCAAGTACAAGCGGTCCATCTGGAAGGAAATGTGGCTGGCCGCCGCTACCCGCTGGGCAAAGGGTGGAGGCGCCGCCAACAAGCGTCTTGACCTGGCGAAAGCCCGCGCGCAGGCGCATCAGGTGAAAGAGGCCAGGACGACTACCGTCACAAAGTCCGGGGGGCTTCCGGTCCGTAATTCCGGTGGTTCCGGATCCGGTATGAGCAAGGGTTCCAAGAATTCCGGTGGCGGTTCTTCCGGGAAGGGGCCGGTGAATTCGTCGGGGAACCGGTCGAACGGTGCCGTCCGTAACGGCTCCGGGGGTTCCAGTGGTGGCCGCGGGCATGGCGGCAGCGGGGCCGGCGGCGGCCCGGGCGGCAGCAACCGGTCCGGTGCGGGCGGTCGTGGGGGCAAGGACACCGGCTCGTCGGGCAAGAGCGGTCCGGACAGCCACCGCGGAGGCGGGACAGGCGGCGGGACCGGCAAGGGGCCTGTGGGCGGCGACAAGCACACCGTCAAGAAGACCGACTCGCCCACCCCCAGCCGGAAGGGCACCGGGAAGAAGCAGTCCCCGGCCGCAGGCGGAGGCGCCTCCGGTAGCGGCACGGCCGGTGGAGCAGGGAAGCCGGGCACGTCCGGGAAGGACGGCGCCCACGGCAAGCCCGCCACCGGCACGGACAGCAAGAACACCGGCCACAAGACCGACCTCACCAAGACCCCCAAGAACGACAACAGCAAGAACACCGGCACCACCCCCCGCAACGGCAAACACCCCGCAAGCCCCAACGGGAAGCAGACCGCCCCCGAGAAGACACCGCTCCAGAAGTCCCGCGAGACCGGCCACGGCGACGGCACCAAAGCCCGCCGCATCGTCGACCACGTCAAGGCCTACACCGACGGCGCCCGCGACGGCTGGGGCGACGAGAAAACCCGCAACGCCCAAGAACACGACCGCCTCGACAAGGCCCACACCGCCCACAAGCCGACCACCAGCCAGCCCGCCAGCCGCATCATCACCGAGAAGGGGGACGACGGAGTGACCACCGACGTCAAGCCGCTCACCGTCCAGAGCATCGACGCGAACACCCTCACCCTGGCCGCCGGAGACGTCCGTACCACCGTCGGCCGGCGCGAGCTGCGGAACTTCAAGCAGTACGAACGCAAGCTCGAAGCGAAGACCGACACCCTCCAGAAGATCGCCGAAGCGTGCAAGCAGCTCGCCGCGGAAGCCGAAGCCGAAGCCAAGGACTGCCAGCACCTCGCCGAGCAGGCCAAGAGCGTCAAGGGCGGCGAGAAGTGCGGCGCAACCCTCGACCGGCTCGCCGAACAGGCAAAGAGCCAGGCCACCGAAGCCGGCGACCTCGCCCAGCGAGCCCGCAAGGCCGCCGAGATGTGCAAGGTCGTCCTCACCAACATCCAGACCCGCTACCAGCCCCTGTACAAGGCCGTCGTCGACAGCGACGAGACGAAGCCCGCCGAACTCCGCTTCTACAACGACAAGGGCACCTACGCCCCCGCCGCCTGAGAAAAGGACCCTCGATCATGCCCGCCGAACTGACGTACAAGGCCCTGGTCCGAGCCGTCCAGACCAAGGAACGCAAGCTCGCCCGGAACGCGGAGAGCGTGAAGGCCGCCGCCGACAACATCACCGCCCACGCCGACGACACCGCCCGCGACGCCGACGCACTCGGCTCGAAGTCCGTCGACCGGGACTCCGTCTCCGAATGCCAGGAACTCGCCAAGGTCATCCGCGGCGTGTCCGCCGGCGCCATCGCCTACGCCGCGAAGGCAGCCGACACCGCCAAGGCCGCCAAGGCCGCAGGCGACCAGGCCCGCACCACCCACGCCGGATTCCAAGAAGCGTTCGACCGCTCCAACATCACCGACCTCGAGCGGGTCTCCCGCGACTGGTTCGAACAGGAATAACCCCCTACCCGGGCCACCACTGGCCCGGGCCCCATACCCACCTCCGATCTTGAAGGAGCACCAGCCCGTGACCACGAACCTCAACTCCGTGCCCCGCACCGACACGGCAGAACGCTTCGCGGCCATCGGCCAATGCGTGCTCCCCGTCGCCACCGGCGCCCTCGCCCCCATGCTCGACCCCAACGCCACCCTCGCCGCCAGCGGCGCCTACCTCGCCGGATCCGCATTCATCGGCGCCGCCTACATGAACCGCCTCGGCCGATGGGCCGACGACCTGCCCGGCATCGACATCATCCGAGCCCACCGCGACACCCTCGGCATCACCACCCTCACCACCGGCATGGCCCTCGGACTCGGCACCCTCGGCGGCCCCGAAGCCACCGACCTCCTCATGGCCGGCGCACTCCAGCCCACCACCATCCCCGGCATCCTCTCCCTCGGCTGGTGGGCGGCCGTCGCCCTCGTCCCCCTCAAGCTCCGCCGCGTCCTCGGCCGCAAACGCCCCACCCCCGCGCCCGCCGGCAGCATCCCCGTCAACCAGACCGCGCCCGGCCCCGTCACCCTCGCCGACACGATCCTCGCCGCGTGGGAAGCCCACATCTCCAACCCCGACACCGGCCAGCACAAGCACCAGATCCTCACCGACGTCACCGTCTACACCGACCGCTGGACCGGCCGCATCATCGCCCCCGCCGGCGCCTCCGTGAACGTCACCAAGAACACCGTCTCCAGCGTCTACCGCACGAACCCGGGCTGGATCAGCCTCGACCACGGCGACCACGCCGGCGAAGCCCACCTCACCGTCTCCTACAACGCCCCCGCCGAACTCGACCCCACCACCCTCCAAGGCGCCTGGAAGAGTCGCGTCGCCTGCACGGGCGGCACCATGCCGAAGACCCACCTCGAAGACGTCACCGACGACCCCAACACCGGCGGCCAGGCCGCTTGGGTCGTCGCCGACGACGACATGAAGGGCGCCCTCAAAGCCCCCGACCTCACCGACCTCGCTGGCGACCTCCGCAAGTCCCCTCTGCTCATCTCCTACGAACCCAACCCGAACAACGTCCGCAAGGCCATCATCCGCGTCATGGACTCCAACCCCCTCGAAGCCGGCCATGACTTCCAGGGCCTCGAGTCGATGAAGGCGTCCAAGGGCGGTTGGTTCCCCATCGGGAAGATCATCTCCGGGCATCCGGCACGCTTCCAGATGTTCGACCCCGCCCTCGGAGCCCTTCACCTCGTCGTCGCCGGCACCACCGGCAGCGGCAAGGGCGGAGCCGTCCAGGTCATCTCCCTCGGCTACCACGCCAACGGCGCCGCCATCCTGTACGCCGACCCCAAGGGCGCATCCAACCCCGCCATCCCCAAGATGGCCGCATACTCCGGCCTGACCAAGCACGGTGCCCTCGGCGCAATGCGCCTCTCCTACCACGTCCTTCAGCACCGCGTAGAAGAAGCCGCCCGCCTCGACCTGAAGAACTTTCAGCCGTCCAAGATGCGTCCCTGGTGCCCCACCATCCTCGACGAAGCGCCTCAGATGCTCGGCCCAGGCGCACCCAACCGCAAGGAAGCCGTCGCCATCGTCAAGGCGGGGGCCTCTCTGGGGCGATCCCTCGGCATGCCCTGGGTCCTCGTCACCCAGACTGTCAACCTCGACCAGATGGGCGGCGAACAAGCCATCCGCGCCAACCTCCTCGCCGGCGGCGCCTGGCTGATCCTCCGCACCGACTCCGACCAGGTCAACCTCGGCGACCTCCCCACCGGCTTCGAAGGCATCGACCCCTCTCAGATCCCCGCCGTCTGGCCCACCGAAGACGAGAACCTCATCTACGACCCCGACATCCCCGAGGACGACCCCCGCCGAACCTTCGGCCTCGGCTACCTCGCCGCGCCCGGCGGCCGCGCCGGCATGATGCGCATCGACACCCTCGAAGACGCCACCCCCCACATCCGGCCCGACCTCGTCGCCGCCCCCGAAGACGTCCCCTGGTGGGGTGACGAAGACAAGATGGAAGAACTCGCCTGCACACCCCTGCCCGGCTTCGAAGGAGACGGCGACAGCAGTGACGGCGAGGACGGAGACCGTCCCGTCATGGCGGCTGGTCTCGACTTCAAGAAGAAGGAACCCACCGCCGAAGAGAAGATCCTGACCGTCCTCCGTGACGAAGCCGACCCCCTGCACCTCGACTACCTGGCCGGCGCCACCGACATCGACCCGGACGACTTCGAGATCGCCTACCTGGACCGTGCCGCACTCCTTGCCGCAACAGGACTGAAGGAGGGGACGTTCGCCAACGCCCTCGGCAAGCTGGAGACCGCCGGGAAGATCCACCGCGTTCCGGAAGGACGGTCCGTGCGCGTCGGCCTGGGCAAGCCTGTGGACGAAGAAGCCGCGTAGAGCAGCGACCGAAGCGCCCAGCTCCCGGCACCCCCCACCGGGGGCTCACGCATGCCAGGGGGAAGGGGGCCTCAGACAAACCATCGAATGTGCGGCAGCATCAAACGTGTCGGCCTGGACCGGTGTCCCCGCGCCCAACCAGGCCGACACACCCGCCCGCTCGAGCACCCACCCCCTGGTCCTCGAGCCCCATCGGCCCCGACACCACCCCCCCCCGGTGCCGGGGCCGACCCCTGCCCAGGGGGGAACACCCGCCCGAAAATCGGCGATCATCCCAGTAAGGCGCGGGGCCGACAACCACACACGCGGGAGCCCCACCGCCATGCCCTGGTCCAAACTCAAGCGCGACGAAGTCACCGTCCGCCGCACCAAGCTCCTCGAGCTGCGCCGCCAAGGCATCCGATTCGACGACGACCGGATCCTCAGCCTCGGATACAGCGACGCCGGCGCCGCACGCAAAGACCTCATCCGCGCCCTCGAGAACAACCGCGACGAGGAAGCCGCCGAGGCCAGCGCCTACCGGCAGCAGGAGAACGAACGCCTCGACGAACTCCTCGCCGCAGCCTGGCCCCGCGCCACTCAGCCCTCCCCGGTCTTCGACAAGGAAGGCAACGTCGTCGACCACGCCCTCGACATGCGGGCCGTCGACACCGTCCTCCGCCTCATGGACCGCCGCGCCAAACTCAACGGCCTCGACATGCCCGTCAAGTCGGAGATCACCGGCGCCAACGGTGGGCCACTCCAGATGAGCCAGGCCAGCGACGCCGAACTCGAAGCCATCATGAACGCCGGCCCCGGCCCCGGCCCCAGCCCGGACAATGACGACACCCCCGGCCAGGACAGCGACAGCAGTGGCTGACGGCGTCCTCGCCCGCTACCGGGCCCTGCCCGCCCCGGAACGACAGGCCATCATCCGCACCGCCTCCTCAGACCTGCGCGCCCAGCTCGCCACGGTCGAAGCAGAGATGGCCATGGACCGCTCCCCAGGGGGCCTCGCCGCCGTCCTCACCCACGGCAAGGAGATGCAGGCCCGGCACCTCGACATCATCGACCGGATCTACCAGCGCATCGCCCGCGGCGAACGGATCCGCGCCATGGTCACCATGCCGCCCCGCGCGGGCAAGTCCCGGCGTACCTCACGCTGGGGCCCCGCCTGGTACCTGCGCAGACAACCCGACCACCGGTTCATGCTCGCCTCCTACGCCGCGCACCTCGCCGACGACCACGGCCGGTGGATCCGCAACACGATCACCGAGCACGCCCCCACCTTGGGAATCAATCTCAAGTACGGGTCGCAGGCCGCGAACCGGTTCGACATCGACGGCCACGAAGGCGGCATGGTCACCGCAGGCGTCGGAGGTCCGCTGACCGGCCGCGGCGCGCACGTAGCCTGCGTGGACGACCCCTTCAAGGGCTCCGAGGACGCAGGAAGCCCCACCCAGCGTGACCGAGTCTGGGACTGGTGGCAGTCCGTTCTCCTCACCCGCCTCGAACCCCAAGGGTCCGTCCTCCTGGTGAACACCCGCTGGGACGACGACGACCTCTCCGGCCGGCTCCTCAAAGAGGAACCGGACGACTGGATCGTCATCGACCTTCCCGCCATCGCCCTCACCGACGACGACCCCTTGGGCCGCCAGCCTGGCGAAGCGCTCTGGCCCGAGCGGTACAACGAGGACGACTACGCCCGCATCCGAAAATCCGTAGGCGAACGCGTCTGGTGGGCCCTCTACCAGCAGCAGCCCCGCCCGCTCGAGGGCGGCGTCTGGCAGTGGTCGTGGATCACCAGCAACCGGTGCAGCCCCGTAGCCTTCCAGGGCGTCGACCTCACACGCATCCTCGTCGCCATCGACCCCTCCGGTGGCGCCGGCACAGCCAACGACGAAACCGGCATCGTCGCAGCAGGCCGCACCAGCGAAGGAGAGCTGTACCTCCTCGACGACAAGTCCGGCAGGCACGGAGCCAACGCCTGGGGTGTGGAGGCGTGCCGGCTTGCCATCGACCTCAACGCGGACGGCCTGGTCGTCGAAACCAACTTCGGTGGAGACATGACCCGGCAGGTCCTCATCCAAGCCTGGCAAGAGCTTGAGCGGACCGGCCGGACAGCTGGCAAACCCATGCCGCGGATCATCGAAGTCAATGCCAAGCAGGGCAAACGCTTGAGGGCAGAGCCCATCGCCCAGCTCTACGAGCAGGGACGTGTCCACCATGTGGGGGAGTTCGACACGCTAGAGAGGCAGATGGTGACGTGGATCCCTGGGATGGACTCTCCGGACCGCATGGACGCTGCCGTGCACGCTCTGACAGAGCTGGCAGATCCATCACAGGCTGGCTTGGGCACACAGCACTACAGCGATCAGAGGCTACGAGGAAGGCGCTGACCAGCCCAGATAGCTATGGCAGTAAAGCTGTGGGCACTGACAGCAGCTCAGTACAGCAACTATCGAAGCCAACAGTGGAATCGCCACTGGTTCGTCCAAATGACGGGCGGGCAGCCTCTCCGGATTATCAATCCACGGGGATGGAAGGTACATTGGCTAGCGGCTAGAGCGGTGCATAAAGTGTTGCACTGGCCGCACAACGAAACAGGACCGCCCCCCAACCTGGCTGGCTGGGAAGCGGCCCTGTCTCTACACACGAGGGCTGTCGGATCTGGAGCTATCGCTTCGCCGTCACCTGGAGCACCACCTCCAGGAGAGCGACGACGAAGCACCAGAAGCTCCAGTCCGGCCGTCCGTTCTCGTCCATGTGTCACCTGCCGTGCGGCTCCTTTGCGACTTGTGGCCGGCGAGCCGCGTCCTCCGGGCCTAGGCGCCGGAGGGCACATGCAGTGACGGGTCGAGTACGAACACCCGCTGGAAGTCTAAGCGGTCCCAGATGGTCCTCCGGACCACCCTTGTGGACAAACCCCGGCAACTCCGGCTTTCCGGGGCGCAGATGATCGTGAAGAGCCACTATTCGCCACCCCTTCGGGTGATCTGACGGGCGAACACACGCCCGGCCACCCCGCTCATCCCGGTGAACAGATCCCGGACAAGCCGGGGGGAATCCCCTCCCGCCCCGACCCGTACCCTGATCACAGGCGCGGGGCCTGGAGCAGTAGGGGAGTAGTGGTGGGCCTCATGACCCGCGCCAAGGCCGTCATCATCGACGCCTGGTCGTACCTGAACTACAAGCCCCTCTACAGCGAGACCCGCGGGGTCCCCTACCGGCGGGCGTTCCCGGAGGCCGCCGCGACCTGGGTCCCCCCGGAGGACGAACGCCGGCTCGCCGCGTACAAGCTCCTCGCCGCCTACGACCAGAACCAGGCCGCGGAACTCGCCGAACTGAGGGACGGGCCCGAAGCCCGCGACCGCCGCGAGTTCGGCGACCCGTCGATGTTCGTCGATGCGATCCTCGCGCACGTCCTCGGCCGCGAGCAGCAGATCACCGTCCCCGGCTCCGGCGACCAGGCCGACGATGACGCCCCGGATGCCGAGGCCGCCATGGCCGACCGGGTGCAGACCCTCCTGCGGGACTGGGCCGAGGACGAACTCCTGCCCATGCGGGTCCAGCAGACCGAACGCAAGGCCGTCTCCCTCGGCGACGGCGTGTACCGGCTGGCGTGGGACCCCGCCAAGCAGCGTGCGACCGTGCGCTCCGTGGACCCCGGCTTCTACTTCCCGATCATCGGCGAAGACGACGACGGCGGCGAGTTCCCCCAGCGTGTGCACTTCTGCTGGGAGCTACCCGAGGACAAGCGCCGCGACCTCAAGGCCCGCATCCGCCGCATCACCTACGAACTCGCCCCCATCGGCCCCGCCACCGCCGCCGGCGTATCCGAGGACGGGCGGGCGATCCGCGCCCCCCTCACCACCGACGACGGCGACGGCAACCTCGTGCCCGTCCTCGGCCCAGGCGACCTCCCCGACCCCGAGACCGGCAGCATCAGCCGCCTCTACCCGTGGAACGACCAGCCGACCACGCTCACCTGCTACCTCACCGACGCCACCTGGAACCTCGACGACCTCAAGGGTGACTACGACGTCGACTCCCTCCCGCTCGACAAGGCGTCCTACGCGACCCGCTCCGATGGGGAAGTCCTCGACCACCTCGACCTCCTCCTGGACTTCCTGCCGGTCGTCCACGTCCCGAACACGGTGCCCGCGGCGGAGGAGCACTGGGGGCAGTCGTCGCTGGCGAAGGTCTTGCAGGTGTTCGACGAGCTGGCAGGCTCCGACACGGACTCCGCCCGCGCCTCCGCCACCACCGGCCTCCCCATGGTCGCCGTGTCCGGCGCGGGCGACAGCCGCTCGGAACTGGCGGTCGCCCCTGGGGCCGTGTGGAAGCTCGGCGAGAGCGGCAAGCTGACCTCCATCGACACCTCGGCGGCGCTCCGGGAGCTACGGGAGCACGTCCACGACCTGTCCGACCGGGCCGCGACCATCGCCCGGCTCCCCGCCGTCGCCCTCGGCACCATCGACCCGTCCAAGGCCCCCTCCGGATACGCACTCGACATCTCCCTCGGGCCCCTCGACTCCCTCATCGGCAGCATGCGGCTCGCCCGCGACCACAAGTACGCCCTGCTCCTGAAGTTCGTGCAGAGATTGCACATGGCCGGCCAGCACCCCGACTGGGCCGGCATCACCGTACAGCCCGCGAAGCTCGTGTTCGGCCCGTACAAGCCGACCGACCGTGCGGGCATCCTCGAGCAGGTCACCGTCGGCGTGGACAAGGGCGTCATCAGCAAGGAGACCGCCATCCGCATGCTGATGGAGGCCGGCTTCCCGATCGAGGACGTCGAAGAGGAACTGGAGCGCATCGACGCCCGGTCCTTTGCCGCGGCCCGGGACCTCGCGGACGCTCTCGGCAACCCCGACGAGGTCGCCGCGTTCCTCGGCCGCCAGGCCCCCGACCAACCCGAACCCCCGACCGTCGTCCTCCCGCCGGCCACCGTCGACCCGACCGCGCTGCCCGGTACCGAGGACGACGACGAACAGGCAGGGGGGAACACCGAGTGAGAAGTTGTGCTGTCCTTGATCTAGGCGCGGGGCCTGAACGTCCTATGGGAGGACTGTCTGTAATGCGTGCCCCCGCGCAGCACCGCCAGCACCGCACCGACACCGGCTGGGACCACCCCTACACCGGTACGGCCGCCCTCGCCGTGTTCTACAACGACGGCGGCGACCCCACCCCGACCCCGGCGGACATCCCCCCGAAGAAGCCGGCCCCGGTCTCCGACGGCGACACGGTCGTCATGCCGCAGGACAAGTTCACCCAGAACATGACCGAGCAGCGTCGCCGCGGCCGTCACGCCGCTTACCGGGAGATCGCCGAAGCCGCCGGCATCACCGACTTCGACGTCGACACGTTCGACCCGAAGGCGTTCGCGCAGTCGTTCAAGGAGGCGCAGGCCGCCCGGCAGGCCCTTCTCACCGAGGAGCAGCGGCGCGCCGAGGAACTCGCCCAGCGGGAACAGGACGTCGCAGCGCAGAAGGCGCAGGCCGACAAGCTCCTCGCCGACGCCCGCGCGGAAGCCCGCCAGGTGAAGATCCGGTCCGCACTGGTTCGGCTCGGCGCGACCGGCGACGACCTCGAGGACGCCGCCGCCCTCCTCCGCGTCCCCGACGACGCCGACGACGACGCCATCACCCAGGCCGCCGACGCCCTCAAGGCCCGCCGCGGCGAACTCTTCGGCACCCCCACCCCGAAGCCCGGCACCCTCCCCCCGGCCCCCGGAGGCGCCCCCGCCGCCGGCGCTACCCCCCGCACCGCCCCGTCCAAGGACGACGCCTACGCCCGCGCCATCGCACGCGCCCAGAAGATGGGCTACGCCAAGCCCAACGCCGCCTAACCCGCGGCGCCCTGTAGACCGAGGGACCACGCCTCTCCTCCCGTGGACGACACCGCACCCGGTGTCCGCCCCTTCTCAACACCGGACCCATACCCATGGGAGGAGATCGGCGTGGACCTCCAGCCGACCCGCACGGAGACCACCGTCACCGCAGACCGCCGCTGGCTGCTGTCGACGTTCGGTACCGAAACGAACAAGACCATCACCCTCGACCTCTCCCAGTTCGCCGCCGGCACCAACTACACCGCCGCCGCGAACGGGCTCCCCAACGTCATCCCGTCCGGGACCCCGCTGGGCAAGGTCACCGCGAACGGCCTCTACGGCCCCTACGACTCCGCCGCCACCGACGGCACCCAGACCTTCGCCGGCCTCCTCGAGTTCGACACCGCCTTCAACACCGGCAGCACCAAGGTCGGCGCCGCGCTCCGCGTCGTCGGCGATGTCGACTCCAGCCAGCTCCCGGTCGCGTTCACGGTCCCCGCGGCCGCGAACCGCAGCGACTCCATCCACTTCTCCGACCTGTCCTGAAAGGGGTGATCACTGATGCTTGAGGCCCTGCTCAGGGACATCACGCCCACCGAGATCATCGCGTTCGCTCGGGCCGTCCAGACCCCCGCCGACTACGCGCTGACCCTCTCGGTGATGCCGGAACGGCAGATCAACGGCGTCAAGTACAAGACCCGCCGCACCTCCCGCCGGGTCAACGCCGCCAAGTACCGCGCCTACGACGCGCAGACCCCCATCGCGTCCCGCGAGGTCAAGCGGATCGAGACCGAGGGCATGCTGCCCCCGCTCGGCCAGAAGTACCTCGTCGGCGAACTCGAGACGATCCTCCTCGCCGCCCGGCGCGGCCAGGACGCGTCCGAGCTGGTGGAGTCCCTCTACGACGACGTCGCCGCGCACACCCTGTCCGTCCGCTCCCGCCTCGAACTCGCGGTCGGTGACCTCCTCACCGACGGCAAGTTCACCCTCGCCGGGGAGAACGGTCTGACCGTCGAGTACGACGCGCAGGTCCCGGCCGCGAACATGCCGACCGCCGCCACCCCGTGGACGGACCCGACCGCCGACGCCATCGCCGACGAGCTGGCGTGGCTGGAGACGCTCCGCGCCTCCGGCGCCCCGATGCCGGAGAAGGTCGTCACCTCCTACAAGGCGCGCGCTCTCCTCGCCGGGAACAACGCCTACCGCGCCGCCTACTACGGCTCGGTGAACCCGTCGAACACGCCGACGGCGACGCTCGCCCCCAACGAGGTCGACACCGTCCGCGCCCGCTACAACCTGCCGCCGATCGAGATCTACGACGTGCAGATCCCCAAGGACGACGGCACCATGGCCCGCCCCCTCCCGGAGGACCGGTGGGTGATGGTCCCGCCGAACCGTCAGACGTGGGCCGAGACCCAGTACGGCATCACCGCCGAGTCCATCGCCCTGACCACCGGCGACAACCCGGCCATCGAGTTGGAAGAGGCCCCCGGGATCATCGTCACCCACGGCTGGCAGGACGACCCCGTCCAGGTGTGGACCAAGGGCTCCGCCGTCGCCATGCCCGTCCTGTACGTGCCGGACATCCACATCACCGCGAAGGTGTTCTGACCATGGGCGCGAAGCTCGTAGCCACCGTCCACGTCCGCGACCCGCGCACCCACCAGATGGTGCAGCTCGACGCCGGCACCGAACCGGAGCCCGAGCTGGCCGCCCTGGTCCGCAACCCCGACGCGTGGGAAGACGGCAAGGCCCCCACCGAGTCCAAGGCCACGTCCGACCAGGACGACGACGCCGAGGACAGCAAGCCGGCCGCCAAGCGGTCGGCCCGGAAGCCGGCTCGGGGCCGGAACGCCGCTGACGAGGGCAGCAGCGGCGACTAGCGGGATGCGGGCCCGCCCCCACGGTGGGGGCGCCAAAGGGCGGGCCCGCACCCGCACCACCCGAACCCTCCACCGCCCCCTGGGAGGACACCCGCCATGGCCCTCACCCCGGCCGTCACCGCATGGCTCAAGGGCGAACTCGGCAGAACTGTCGACCTCACCGACCTTGACGCCCGCTACACGCGCCTCGGGTCGGCCCGCGCCGTCGCCCTGGAAGTCCTCCGCGAACGCCTCGCCGACCTGCGGTCCCAGCCAGCCACCCTCACCGTGACTGGCGTCGTCGGCCTCGGAACCGGCGAGAACATCAAGGCGTACGAGCGGCAGATCGCAGCCCTGGAGAGCGGCGAAAGCCCAGCCCCCGACGACCCACTCGACCCCGACGGCAGCACCCTCGGCGGCCTCGGCATGGTCTACCTCGTCGAACGGCCCCGCCGATGACCACCCCCGTCCGACGCCGCGGCCGCACCCTCCGCCAACGCCTCCTCACCTTCATCACCGACGCCGTCGACCGACTCCGCTCCGCCTGGTCCATCCTCACCCTCGCCCAGACCCGGCTCCTCAACGCCCTCGCCCGCAGCCAACCCGGCCGCACCTCCGGCGGAGGCCGCGCCCTCCGCGCAGCAATCGCCGCGTTCAACACCAGCCTCGGAGCCTTCGCCCGCGCCGCCGGCGCCTTCGCCGAACGCTGGGCCTCCTCCGACCTGCCCCTCATCTACCGCGAGGGCGCCTGGCAACTCCTGGAGAACGCCGACCGGCCCACAAGCCGCTTCGGCTGGACCGACCGGCACCGCGCCGCCGTCACCGCAGCCTCCGCGCAGTACTACGCCGACCTCACCGGACGGATCACCGAGGCCCTGCGCCGGGCCCGAGCGTTCCTCCGCGCCGCGCAGGAAGCCGCCCGGAGCAGCGCCGCACGCTTCGACGTCACCCAGCTCCGCCGGGACCACCCGCTGGACACCGTCATCTACGCCAACAACTCCCGGCACCCGGTCGAATCGTGGGCCCGTTCCTCGATCACCTGGCAGGCCGTGACCACCGCCAACACGGCGGCCGCGCGTACCGCCCTGGATGAACTCGGCACCGAATGGGTGGAGGTCCGCGACGGACCGGACTGCGGCTGGACCACACACGACGACCCGGACCGGGCCAACCGCACCCTGCGCACCGTCCAGGACGCCCTAGCGCATCCCTCTGCGCATCCGAACTGTCAACGCGAGCTGCTGCCCCGTCTCGACCTCATCGGCCGAACCGAGATCCGCTCTGGAGCGCCCCTATGACCACCCCTGTACCTCATCCGCACCTGCGATGCACTCGTCAGATCACGGCCAAAGGCCAAGACCTGACCGCCGAACAGCGTTCTCGGGTGGCGGCCTGGCTTGAAGCCAACGGGGTGCAACCCGGGGACGTCGCCGCTGACGAGCCCATCACCGTCGAATACAAGACGGATGGCCAGCGCGAGTGGGGGCACCTCATCTGCTTCAGCGAGTACTACCGCGACCATGAAGGTCATCGGACGTTCGACTACAAGGCTCAGCAGGCCACGCTGGTCCGCCGCAGCGTGCAGCAGTCAACCGCCCTCATTGAGGAGGGCAACGCGTGACCGACCAGCCCACCGAGCCGCAGGCGCACGGCCTCCGCATCAACGCACAGCCCGGCCACGCCGACATCCGCATCGACAACGAGCTACTCCCACCCGGCACCGTCACCGGCTACACCCTCCAGCACGACATCGCCGGAGGGCTGCCCCTCGCCGTCCTCCACACCCGCCAACCCGACGGCCTGGTCTTCGAGGGCCTCGCCCGGGTCGCTGTCGGCGTCGCCAAGAGCCCCGCTGCCCTCATCACCGAGTTCCTCAACACCATCGACCCCGAGCACCTCGACCAGCAGGCCCTCAACCGGTCCGACTACGGCGGCGGACCCGGAGCGACCGCACGGGCCATGCTCACCACCCTCAAAGAGCACGCCCGCGCCCTCGACGGAGGGACCCGCTGATGGCTATCGACCTCACCGGGATCCTCGCCAACGTCACCGGCCTCGTCGAGGGCATGCTGCTCCTCGACCAGGTCCGATTCTCCAGCCCAGCAGGCTCAGCCGTCTTCAACCCCGACACCGGCCAGTACGAAGCCCCTGAAGGGAACGTCTTCTACGAGGGGCCCGGCGCCGTTCAGCCCGGCGCACAATCCGACGCTGCATCCGCAGCCGTGGCCACCCAGCCGTGGGTGAACGAAACGACCAGCCGGTACCGGGCGTACACGCCCCTCACGGCGCCGATCGCCCCACGCGACACCATCATCACCGTCATCCAAGTCCACCCCGGAGGCGACACCAGCCTCATCGGCCGTCAGTGGCGGGCACTGGACCCCTCCCAGGGCGCGACCCTCGGCGTCATCCGGATCACCGGCCTCGACCAGATCCAGCAGACCGGTGGGGAGACGTGATGGACCTGGACGAACTCCCCGACCGGCTGGAGCAGGCCGCGGACCGGGTTGGCCCGGAGGTCAACCGGACGGTGCAGCAGCAGGCGCGCCTCCTGCGAGCGATGATCCGCTTCAACGCGTCCGGACGGCCCGGACCGAACATCATCACTGGGGACTACTTCGACTCCTGGGGTCCCGCTCAGCCGTTCGCTGTGCCGGACGGTGGGGGAGCGACACTCGGCACCACCGAGCCGCAGGGCAGACGCCTCGAGTACGGCTTCATGAACATGTACGACAGTCTGGGCCGCTTCTTTCAGCAGCCGCCGTACCCGCACGTGGAACCCGCGGTGAACGAGCTGTCTGACGATTACGAAGACGCCTTCAAGGCGGCCCTGGACCGGATCTTCGGGAGCTGACTGTGATCCAGAGACTCCCCGTCACTCAGGGCCTCCAGGCGCTCCTGGCGACGCTCACCGGCCGGCCCGTGGGGCTGCGGTCCGTTCCCCTCGACAGCCGGGGCAGCCCCGTGCCGCCCCCGTACACGCTGCTGTACCCCCTGGACCGGAACGACGACACCGGCACCCTCGCCGACAACCAGAAGGCTGCGGTCCTCGACTACCAGGCAACCTTCGTGTCCGGACCCGTCCCGGGAGTGGCGAACAGTCGTGGCGGTGACGAGCAGGCGCAGTGGCTCGCCGACCGCGCCTGGAAGGTCGTCGAACGTCCCGCCAACGGAGTCCCCGGCTACACGCACGCCCTCAACGTCGGTGCCGGCGTCACCTGCTGGCGGCGGGAGGCCCGAGAGGTGGGGGGAACGTCCGACGCAGGAGATGCCATCATCACATCAGTGATCCGTTACCGGCTCTTCCTCGAGGAGCAGCCGGTCGCCTGACCCACGGTCAGGGGATTGCACGACCGCACCGCGGCGGGCCCCGCGGACGCCACCACTGGTGGCCGCCACACCAACACGTGACGCAGGGGCCCCACCGTCGGCCCCGTACCACGAGGGGCCACCATGGCACGGTTCAACCGCAAGGGCACCACCAAGATCTACTACCTGCCGACCATCGCCGCGACCACGATGATCCCCACCACCGCGGAGATCACGGCCGGCACCGACTACACCGACCAGGTCAACGCCATCGACGGCTGGTCTCTCGAGAACACCCCGATCGAGACCCCCGACATGGCGTCCACGTTCGTCTCCAAGATCGGCGGCGACGACTCCGCGGCCGACTCCTCCCTCACGTTCTACGAGGACTCGACGACGGACACGATCGAGACGGACCTCGCCAAGGGGACGTCCGGCTACATCGTGATCTTCTCCAAGGGCAACACGCCCGGCGCGCAGGGCATGGACGTCTACCCGGTCACCGTCGTCTCCAACTCGAAGGCGTACACGACGGACAACGAGGCCGCGAAGATCACCGTCCAGTTCACGATCACCGACCGGCCCGTCTTCAACCAGACCGTCCCCACCGGCGCCTGATCCACCCGGCCCACCAGCCCCCTCTAGCCCCCGGCCGGGCCCGACGTACTCGGGAAGGGCGCCGCGCGCCCGGCCGGGCCTTCCCACAGGAGACCCGCCACATGACCAGCACCGCATGGGAGACCATCCAGAAGCGCCTGGACGGCATGCCCAAGCCCACCCAGGTCCTCCGCCTGTGCGCCGACCCCGACGTCCGCGACCGCTACCAGACCGCGAAGCAAGCAGCGCAGCGAGCCGAGGACTACCTCAAGTCCCTCGGCAAGGACGCCGACAAGGACGCCCTCGCCGTCGTCCGCAAGCAGACCCGCCAGGCGCAGGACGAACTGAAGGCCGCCACGGAGGCGTACGAGGCGACCACCGTCACCCTCACCTTCCGGGCCCTCGAACGCGGCGAACTCAGGGACCTCATCGCGGAGCATCCGCCCACCGAGGAAGACGAGGAAAAGGACGGCGCCGCCGAGTTTCACTTCGACACGTTCGCGCCGGCCCTGATCGCTGCCGCGTCCACGGACGGCATGCCGGTGGAGTACGCGCAGGACGCCATGCAGACGTGGGCGCTGGACGACTGGAAAGCCCTGTGGGGTGCCGCCTGGTCCGTGCAGCAGCGGAAGCGGTCCGACCTGGGAAAAGGCTGATCGATGACGCCGACTTCCGTGCCGAGATGGAGCTGTGCCGGCACTACCGGATCCCGCACAGCTACTACCGCGGCCACGGAGACGGCACCTGGACCGACCTCGACCGCCGTAAGGCCCGCGCCTACGAGGCTTACCTCAAGCAGATGTGCCCGCAGTGCGGCACCCGCCCCGAGGAATGGGACGAAGCCCTGGGCGGCGACGAGGACGCCTACCGGGCCACGACCCACCGCTGCGTCGGCTGCCAGCTCATCGCCGACCGGCAGAAGGAAGTACCCGACGGAGACGAGGGCCATGGAGTGAAGGTCGCCCTCATCCCGACCAGCATCGCCGCCGCCCTCGAGCTTCAGCACACCCACCGCTAGCCAGGAAGGAGCCCGCCGTGTCCGAATGGAATCTGTCGGTACGCCTGACCGGGCAGGGCTCCGGACTCGCCCGCACCCTCCGTGACCTGTCCGGCGATGCACGCACCGCATCCCGGAACGTCAACGCGCTGAAGCAGGACATTCAGCAGCTCCGCCGCGAGGCCAGCAACCAGATCAGGGTCCGCCTCAACATCGACTCCCGGGACCTCCGCCGGGACGTCAGCGCGGCCCTGAACACCGCAGGCGCCGGCCAGGGCATATCGGTCCGCCTGGACGTGGACGGCCGCCACCTGCGGACGCAGGCGCAGGCCGCCGTCCGGGCCGCGAGCCGCGGACTCAACCTGACCGTCGACCTGTCCGTGAACACCCGCGGCGTCAGCCGCCTGTCGACGACGTCCAGGACCACCGCGCACTCCCTCAACACCCTCCAGCGGGCCGCCCGCGAGGCGAAGAACGAACTCGAGGAACTCGAAACCCGGGCGCTGACGACCGCAACGGCGATCCGCCGCATCGGTACCGCGGCAGGGCGGGCCCAGTCCCGTCTCGACACCATGTCCGGCAGCACCCGACAGTTCCGGACCGACCTCGATGACCTCGACGGGTCCCTCACCACGGTCATCGGCCGTATCGGAGACCTCCGGGGCCGAGTCGGCGGTCTCGGAGGAGGCAGCGGCGGCGGTGGAGGCGGTAGGGGACGCCTCGCTCTGATCGCCGGGCTGCTGCCCATCACCACCGCAGCGATCCCCCTCGTCGGCGGCCTCACCGCATCCCTCGGCCCGCTCGCCAGCGCGTTCACTGCCACCGGCGGCGCTGCGACCGCCTTCGGAATCGCCCTCGCCGGGCAGATCGAACCCCTCTCGCAAGTCGCCGACGCGGAGAAGAAGTACCAGGAAGCCGTCCGTGACCACGGCCGTTCCTCCGCCGAGGCAATGGAAGCCCAGCTGGCCTACCAGCAGGTCCTCGCCGAGCTGCCCCCGGAGACACAGAAGGCAGCCATCGCCCTGTCCGGCCTCAAGTCGACGTTCTCCGACTGGTCCGACGACATGTCGAACTGGACGATGGAACCGGTCACCAAGAGCTTCACCGTCCTCGAGGCGCTCGTCCCGCACATGAGCCGCGAGGTCCAGTCCTTCTCCGGGCAGATGGACCGACTGATGGACGTCGCCGGCGGTGCGATCTCCACGCCGGGCTTCGACGCGTTCTCCAACCGGGTCGCGGACCTGACCGACGCCAAGCTCGACGACTTCACCGACCAGGTCGTCCACCTGCTGCGTGTCGTATCCGAGGGCGACGCTGACGCCGGGGTCATCGGGCAGATATTCACCTACATGCGGGAGAACGGGCCCGCCGCCCGCGAAGCCCTCAACGCTCTCGGGGACGCCGTCGGGACCCTCGTAGAAGGCGCCGCGCAGGCCGGGCCGACGATGCTGACCCTCGTCACGATCCTTGCCCGGCTCGTCGCCGCGCTCCCCCCGGAAGTCGTCGCGATCCTCCTCCAGACCGCGACCGCGCTGAAGCTGCTCCAACTGGCCGGCGCTGGCATGGCCGCCATCGCTGGCGGTATCAGTGCAGCCAGCGCATCGATCGCCGCCCTTGCCGCAACATCAGCGGCCGCCGGCGGAGGGCTGGCCGGGCTCCGGGCAGCGTTCCTGTCCCTCGGTGTGGCAGCCCGCGCGTCCATCATCGTCGCCGGGATCGCCGCTGTCGTCGTCGTCCTCAAGCAGCTGTCGGACATCGGGAAGGAAGCCCCGCCGGACGTCGACAAGCTCACCACCAGCCTCGGAGAACTCGGGCAGACCGGTGAGGTGGCGGGCGAGGCGGCCCGCGCGTTCGGTAAGGACCTCGGTGGGCTCGCCGACAGCCTCCGGACCCTGTCCCGGCCCTCCAACCTCGACAAGACGCAGCAGTGGCTGACGAACCTGATCGGGATGGACTCCACCCCGGTCAAGGAGGCCAAGGAGAACCTGGACGCGGTCGATGAGTCCCTCGCCAATCTGGTGAGGTCCGGGAAGGGCGAGATTGCCGCGGCCGCGCTGGAGCGGATCGGCGAGGCCATGCGGAAGCAGGGCATGTCGCAGAAGGAGCTGGAGGGGCAACTCGACGGCTACAAGTCGGCGCTTGCTGATCAGGCGTTCGAGGCTGAGTTGGCGGCTCAGTCGATGGGTTTGTTCGGGAAGGCGGCGCAGGAGACGTCGGCGAAGCTGGACGCGCAGAAGTCCAGCGCCGACGGACTGCGGCAGTCGATTCTCGCGCTGAACGACGTCAACCGGGCCGCCGGATCCGCCATGAGCGCGTTCGAGCAGTCCATCGACGACGCGACCGCCGCAGTGAAGGACCACGCGGGCGCGCTGAAGATGCGCGACGGGGAACTCGACCTCGGCTCGCAGAAGGCCCGGGACGCGGAGAAGGTCCTGTCGGAGCTGGCGGCGAACACGGACGCCGCAGCAGCAGCGGCCCGGGAGCAGGGCAAGTCCTGGGAGGACGTCAACGGCATCTTCACCCGCGGCCGGGCGGCGTTCATCGAGTCCGCGGACGCCATGGGCCTCACCGCGGAGCAGGCGGAGATCCTCGCCGACCGGTACCTGAAGATCCCGGACAAGAAGACCACGGTCCTGGAGATGCGGACCGAGGACGCCATCAGCGGCCTCGACTCGGTCATCGCCGCCATCGAGAAGACACCGAACGCGAAGTCCGTCACGGTCAGTGCTCTCACCTCGGACGCTGTGTCCCTGCTGGAGTCCCTCGGTTTCAAGGTTGAGCAGCTGCCCAACGGGCAGTTCACGGTCTCCGCGGCGACTGGGACCGCCGAGAGCAACCTCAAGGACCTCAAGGCCACCCGGGACGGCCTCCAGGACAAGACGATCACCCTGAGTGCCGTCATCACGGACGCGATCACTGATCTGGAAGCGGTCAAGCAGAAGGTCGCGTCCACCAACGGCAAAACGATCACGATGAAGGCGCCGACCTCGGAGGCCAGGAAGCAACTGGAACTCCTCGGCTACAAGATCAAGGACACCAAGGGCAAGAACGTCGTCATCTCAGTGCCCACCGGCACACAGCGGGCGAACGTCGGCGCCCTCGCCGGAGCCATCCAGTCACTGAAGAACCGGTCGGTGACCGTCACCTACACCACCGTGTACCGCATCCAGGGCAAGCCCGGCGGGCCCCCGTCCGGCACCTACTACGGGTCCACGGCCGGCCGGTCCGCGGATGGAAATATCTATGGCCCCGCCCGGGTGCAGCGGTTCGCCAACGGCGGGATGCGTGAGAACCACGTCGCGCAGATCGCACAGCCCACCTACCGCATGTGGGCGGAGCCCGAGACCGGCGGCGAAGCGTACATCCCCTTCGCTCTGTCGAAGCGGCCCCGGTCCCGGGCCATCGCCGAAGAGACCGTGAAGCGGCTCGGAGGCGACCCGTCCAGCATCGACTGGTACGCGAACGGCGGCATCGACGGCTGGCAGTACGACCCGGTGTCCGGGTCCCTGTACTCGCCGTCCGACGCCATCGCCGCCGGCCGCAAGACGAAAAAGGTCCGCACCAAGGTCAAGGGAAAGTGGACCACGAAGGACGTCGAGTACTTCGACCTTGCGGCGGTCGAGCGGAAACTGTGGCAGATGGGCGAAGCGACCGCCGCCTGGAACCGGAACCTGGAGAAGGTCGCCGACCGGGCCGGCGGGGACGTCGCGAAGGCCCTCGCCGGAATGGGCGACGAGGGCATGAAGCTCGCCGAGAAGATGGCCAAGGGCACCAACAAGTACGTCGCCTCCATGTCCATCGCGCTGCGGGGGATGATGCAGGAGGCCCGCGCCAGCCTGACGGACTTCACGCTCCAGCTCAACCACGCCACCGGCAACAACCAGATCTTCCAGAACAACCTGATCAAGCTGGCGTCGATGGGTTACGGCGACCTAGCCTCGCAGCTCGCCTCGCAGAACAACGAAGCCGCCCATGACCTGGCCGCGTCCGCTGTCGATGACAGGCGCAAGGCCGCCAAGGCGAACTCGGCCGTCAGCAAGGCGAAGGCGCAGCTCACCTCGGACCAGATGGCCGACCTCATCCAGATCATCGCCGCGATCAGCAGCAAGACCACCGGTATCCACGACGTGGCAGGGAAGACCGGGCTGGGCGAGGACGTCATCATCGAGATCGCGAACAAGGCGAAAGCCCAGATCAGTAAGAGTCTCGGATCGAAGGCGACGAAGTTCCTCGCCGACCTCGGCAAGGCGAACAAGGGCTTGGCCTACGCAGACGGTGGGATCCGCGCCGGGATCTACGCCACCCGCGGTGGCCTGGTCCGGTTTGCGGAGCCTGAGACGCACGGCGAGGCGTACCTGCCCCTCTCCCCGTCGAAGCGGCGCACCGCCCTGCCGGTCCTCGCCGATGTCGCCAACAGGTTCGGTGTCGGCCTGACCGACGCTGCCGCAGGACGGCCGGTCGTCATCGTCAAGCACGGCGACAACATGCAGGTCACCGTCACCCCCGTCCGCACGGGGGCGTCCGCCACAGACATTGCCGCGCAGGTCGGCCGGTCGTGGCGCCGCGCACGCAGGGGAGGGGTGGCCGCCCGTGCCGCTTGAACTCGCTGACTGGCAGTACGACGTGGGCGGTGTCGTCATCGGCGCCGACACCATCGTCAACGTCCTCGGCACCACAGGGCTGGGCCGGCCCCCGGTACGCGAGTCCGACGTGGACCAGCCCAGCATGGACGGGCAGTTCGCGGGCCCCGACTACTGGGCGGGCCGCACCATCCAGATCGACGCCGCGGTCAAAACACCAGGTGATCCGGCCGCCGCCCAGGACATGGTCGCGGCGTTGCAGGAAGTCACGGATGCTGCGGACGTCCGGCTGGTCGGCGGTCAGGGCATGGTCCTGCGGATCAAGCGTCCCGGCCGGCCCGTGAAGCGCCTCACCGTCCGGGCGCGGCGCCTGGACCCGGAAGACGAGCAGATCATCCACGGCTACCTGCCTTTGGATCTGGAGTTCCTCGCCCACGATCCGGGGTTCTATGCGGATGAGGAGTCGACAACGGAGCTGCCGCTGGGCTGGCTGACTGGTGGCGGGTTCGCGGCTCCGGTGGTCGCGCCGATCTACGTGCAGGACGGGACGGTCGCCGCGGACCGGCCCGGCTGGGTCACCAACAACGGCACAGGACCCGCCTGGCCGATCCTGCGGGTGTTCGGGCCGTGCGCGAACGTCACGATCACCAACGTCGCGACCGGCCGTTCCCTGGCCCTGCCGACGCTGAATCTCCCGGTGGGCCGATGGATCGAGATCGACACCCGCCCCGGGCACAGGACGGTGACCTGGGACAACGGCGGTAACGCCTCCACCTACCTGTCCGCGTCGTCGCGGATCGACCTGTTCTCCATCCCGCCCGGCACCTCAGAGATGCGGTGGACGGCGTTCGACAACACCAACAGCGCGCGTCTCCGCGTCACCTGGCGCGACGCCTACATAGCCCTCTGAAGGAGAGCCGACACCATGGCCTTGTTCCCCCGGCCCCTCCTCACCAACGGGGCCACCCATTCCGCGCAGCAGTTCCGGATGATGATCCGTGACCTCGCCAACGGCGCCGAGGGCATCACCCAGGGCGACGACCTGAAGGTCACTCAGAGGTCCACGCCGGGTGGCGGCGTCGTCATCGGTGACGGATCCGGTGTGATCCGGGGTCGCGCCAACGCGTTCCAGGGCCACTACTCGATATGCAACATCGGGTCGGTCGACGTGCCGATCGCCGCGACCGGCGCCGCGGGCCGCTCCGACATGCTCATCATCCGGGTTGAGGACCCCGAGTACGAGGGCAGCCTCAACCCGGAAACCGATCAGATCACCTACCCACAGGTCATCTCCAACGTGTCGTCTTCCGCGACGGCGATCCCCGACAGCCGGACCGGCATCCCCCTCGCCCGGATCGACATCCCCGCGAACACGTCCACGATCACCACCGCGATGATCACCGACCTGCGGAGAGTCGCCAACCCGCGCCGCCGCCGCGACGTCTACACCCAGTCCCCGGCCAGCCAATCCACCGCCATCGGCGCCTCCACCACCTACAGCTACTTCTCCACCGCCGCCGGCATCAACTTCGCCGTCCCCGACTGGGCAACGAAGGCCATCGTCAAAATCGACATCAGCCCCCTCCGCTACGCTCTCGGCAACTTTTGGGGCCAGCTGTCCGCGACGTTCGGCTCCAGTCTCGCCACGCAGACGATCCTCCTCGACGACGACCAGGGCACCGGTGTCCGCCGCATCCCCGCGATCGTCGCCGACACCCTCACCATCCCCTCCTCCTACCGCGGCACCACCCAGCTCCTCCGCGCACGGGCCTCCGCGTTCTCCACGGGGCAGGCGGGCCGGATCTACGTCGACCAGGGCACCACCATCGTCTACGACGTGCAGTTCGAGGAGGCCCCCAGGTGAGCGTCGCGCCGCCGGTCCGGGTCATCACCCAGCACGCCCTCACTGGTGCGTGGCTGTCGTGGGCGCTGCCGGTCACGGACCTGGAGTACGGTCCGGAGCTGTCGGGGCCGGGGGAGCTGCGGGGGAAGCTGTCGCCGCGGCTCGTGTCGCAGACACCCGAGCTTGCGGACCCGGGGAACACGTTCATCTACGTGGAGTCCGACGGGCAGCTGGAGTGGGGCGGCCTGATCTGGGACGTCCGCGCGCAGGGCGCCGACTACATTCTCGAGGCCGCGTCGTGGTCGTCGTACTTGCAGCGGCGGTTCGACCTGGACGGGGAGCACGGCGGACGCGGCCCCTACGTCAACACCGATCGCTGCCACGTCATCCGGCAGATCTGGGCGTATGCGCAGTCCGTCCCCGACGGGGACATCGGTGTCACCGTCGACTCCACCACCAGCACGTCAAGGGTGGGGACGCCCGCCGAGCCGTACCACTCGTACTGGTACGACACGACGAGCCTCGGCGACCAGGTCGACGAGCTGGTCTCCGACCAGGGCACACCGGAGTACACGTGCACCACCTCGTGGAACGCGGACAAGACCGCCGTGGTGAAGCGGGTCAAGCTGGGCTGGCCGAGGCTGGGGACGCGTCGCCGGGATATCGAGTTCTCGTCTGGCGTCAACATCATCGAAGACCCCGAAGAGATCCGGTCCGGTGACGACTACGCGCAGGTGTTCATCGGCACCGGCGCCGGCGACGGGTCGGCGAAACTCCGTCAGATCAGCGCGGTCCGTAACGGCCGGCTCCGCCTCGAGGCCACGGGAGCGTTCCCGGAGATCAACGGCAACGATGTGCTGCGGGAGCGGGCGGAGTGGGAGCGGGCCTGGCGGCAGACCCTCGGCGCGGTCGAGCAGGTCACCATCCGCGACACGCCTGCGGCGCCGTTCGGGTCGTGGCAGGTCGGCGATGACGTGTACGTCCGCATACACAACCAGTGGACCAGCTTCACGGGCTGGTGCCGGGTGGTGGGCTGGACGATCCAGCCAACCGCGCGCGGCGGGCCTCAGGCCACCGTGCAGTTGAAGCCGTCCGCGAGCTACACCTACGGAGGCCAGTGATGACCCCGGACATCGGCAGGATGCTCGCTGACCTTCAGCGGCGGGTGGACCGGATCGAGAACAGTCCCCGCCTGTCGCATGCGGCGATCGACAACACGTCGGTGCAGGTCAAGGACGGGGACGGGAACCTGCGGGCTTTGCTGGGGGTGCAGGGTGACGGTACGACGGCGGTGAACATCGTGAATGGGCCGCCGCCTCCGGTTCCGACCGCTCCGGTCCTCGCTCCGGTGTTGGGTGGGGTGACCGCGTCGTGGGACGGGGGGTTCGCGGACGGTGCGGTGATCCCGATGGACTGGGCGCGCGTCGAGGTCCACGCCTCCCCGGATGCCGGGTTCGAGCCGGTGCCCGCGACGCTGGTCACGACGATCGAGACCGCGCAGGGCGCCACCGTCGTCGTCCCGGCCGAGGGGGACGTGTTCGTGCGGCTGGTGGCCCGGAACACGTCCGGTGCCGCGTCTGCCCCGTCGGCGGTGGCGGGGCCGGTGGGTCCGGCGCCGGTCGTCGCCGACGAGATCCTCGACGGCATCGTCACCGCCTCCAAGATCGCCGCCGGTGCGGTCAACATCAACGCGCTGACGGAGTCCCTCGCGGACACGGCGTCGCAGCGGTACGTGGACGCGATGGCCGACCCCACCGCGTGGACTGTCCTCGCTCAGGCCCCGGGCGGCTCCTGGACGTTCCTGACCGGGGTGGCGGACGCTCCGACGGGCAGCACGGTCGCGCAGGCCACCGGCTATACGGCGGTCCGGGGTGTGGTGCAGATGCCCTACGACCCGGACGTGCTCTATCGGGTTTCTGTGCGGGTGCGGACTACTGCCGCGTCGGCGGCCGGGTCGGACACCGTGTATCTGGGCGTGCTGGGGATCGCGGGGGACGGGGTGACCCTCGTGAACCGCACCGGCGCGAACTCCAGTGGCGCGCAGTTCTATGTGGCGGCGTCGAACGCCTCGCAGCCGACCGCGGCAGGGTTCGTCACGTATACAGGGTATCTGCGGGGTCGGGCGTCGTCGGGGATGGGCGGCACGGCTCCGGACCCGAGGACACCGGGCGCCGTCCACACGGACGTCCGCTACATCGCCCCCCTCGCCTACCTCAACTTCGCGTCCGGCACGTCGGGGGCATCGGGGACGATGCAGATCGACGCGTTCACGCTGGAAGCGCTGAAGACCGGCGTGGTCGGGTCCAGCAATCTGGTGGCGGGGTCGGTGACGACGGCTGCGCTGGCGGCGGACTCCGTGACGGCTACGGCTATCGCAGCGAACGCGATCACCACGGCGAAACTCGACGCCGGGGCGGTGACCACAGGCAAGCTGGCGGCGGGCGCCGTCACCGCGAACGAGATAGCCGCCAACGCCATCACCGCCGGGAAGATCCTCGCCGGTGCCGTCGACGCGACCGCCCTCGCCGCCGACGCCATCACCGGCAAAACCATCACCGGCGGCACCATCACCGGCTCCACCATCCAGACCGACACCAGCGGGGAACGGATCACCCTCAACGAGGGCGACCAGAACATGATCCTCGTCTACAACACCACCGAAGCCATCGGTGAAATCTCCGCACGCGGCCTGCTCCTCAAAGGCACCAGCGGCGCCGTCATGTGGCTCAACCCGTCCACCGCGCTCCCGCAGATGCGTTTCGACAACGCGTCCGGCACCAACAACGCCTACGTCCAGATGGCCGAGCCGACCGCCGGCGACGCCAACCTCCAGTTCGTGTCCGGGACGTTCGCCGGTGACGGCTTCACCGACCGGATCTGGCGCCAGTACATGGGCAACGACTTCACGATCATCGAACGGATTCGTCGAGGATCGTCCGTCGCCCACCGGGGCGGCCGCATCAACCTCCGCAACGACTTCGCGGAGATCGGCTACATGGACTCCGGGAGCACCGCCAACGCGGGATACCTCCACCACCAGGCGGGCGTCGTCACCACCAAGGGACGGCACACGGTGGAACCCCAAGCAGCCGGCGCTGATCCTGCCCTGTCCGCCACCGCCCCGAGCGCCCACACCGGGCCGCTGCTGCGCCTGTCCCGGGACGGGGACCGGTTCGCGGTCGACAAGGACGGCGCCGTCACCGTCGCGGGCCGCGTCAAGCCCATGACGGGGGAGTCCGCCAGCCTTGCCCTGCAATCCGGGTGGACGAACTACGACGCGGTCAACTACGGCACCGCCACCGTCCGAAAGACCGCCGACGGCATGGCCTACCTCTACGGCCGCCTCCAAGCCGGAACCGTCACCAGCGGCACCCTCATCGCCACCATCCCCAGCGGCGCCGGGTACTGGCCCCTCGTTCGCCACGCCTTCCCCCACCGCGCCCCCCAGGGCGGAGTCGACGTCACCATCCTCGTCTCCGAAACCGGGGAACTCCGCATCTACGACATCTCCGGCACCATCACCAACCTCAGCCTGTCCGGCATCTTCTGGCCCACCTGGTAAGGAGCCCACCCATGGCAACCCGCTACGACACCTGCCCCACCTGCTCCACACAGACCGGCGTCAACGTCTGCGACAACTGCCAGCAAGACATCCCCGTCGGCACCACCCCCGCCGTGTCCGGCCGGGTCTGGAACCCCAACATTCAGGGCTACGTCGGCGTCGACCTGTGCGAGACCTGCACCGCCCAGGACGTCAACCTCCTCGCCGTCGTCACCACCCAGCCCACCCCATAGCAGGGGGCAACACAACGCCCACCAGACCGTAGCCTGATCACAACGGGTGACCCTCCACCCGGCACCACCACAGAGGGACGGCCACCACCGTGGCCCGCCACCAAAGCAGCTCTGGGCGCGGGGAGTCTAGGAGCACGGGCGAGTGCCCGACGTCAGCATCACCCGGTACGACGTCCGACCCGACATGGGCCGGCACCTCGTCCTCGACCCACGGAGCCTCGCCTACCGGCGCCGCTACACCGGCGACCCCATCTACCCCACCGAGTGGGCACCCAAGGTCCCCGTCCTCGACCAGCAGAACCTGCTCGCCCAGGGCATCCGCACCTCCCAGCTCACCGACGGCGCCACCGACGACGTGGACGCGCTCGGCTCCTGCACCGGCAACGCCGCCACCGTCGCCATCTCCGTCCTGCACACTGCTGGCAGTCTCGCCACGGCCGGTCTGGACGTCACCGACCCGGTCGCGGCCGAAGCGTGGGCGATCGGCCTGTACTCCGACGCCACCCACCGCGATCAGTGGCACGACGACGCCTGGCCCACCGTGGACTGCGGCTCCTCCGGACTCGGCGTCGCCAAAGCCCTGCGGCAGCGCGGCCTCATCGACCAGTACGGGCACGCCACCACCGCCGAAGAACTGTGCATGCTCCTCCAGACCGGGCCGGTCCTCGCCGGCCTGCCCTGGTACGCCGCGTGGATGGAGCCGGTCGGCCAGTACGCGCTCCTCGACGAGATCCCCGGCTGGCAGTCGTCCGAGATCGCCGGCGGCCACGAGGTCTGTGTCACGGCGCTCGAGCACGTCGCGTACCTGCCGACCGGTGGTCTCGACTATGAGCGGACTATCCTCCGCGCCCGGAACTCGTGGAGCAGCAGCTGGGGCGACGGCGGGTCCTTCAGGTTCTCCCTCGCCCTCTACCAAGCCGTCCGAGACCAGGCCGACCTCATCCAGCCACGATTGGACTCCTCGCGATGACCCGCACCAAGCCTGCCGACGAGCAGCCCGAACCCGTCCAGGACGCCACCCCCGCCGTCGACACGGTCGAGGCCGTGGACAGCGCCCACCGGTACGAGCCCTACCCCGGCGTCCAGTTCTTCCACGCCGGCCGCTACTCCCCGCTCTTCGCCGCGGCCGGCGCCCGCCTCACCAGCGAGGGCCACAACCCGTCCGGGAAGACCCTGGGCCCGGACTGGACGAACGACCACAAGGCAGCCTGGGCTTCGTTCCAGCAGGAGCTGCGGCCCAAGGGCGGCGGCGACACCTCCGGCATCCCTGACGAGACCGCCTGGAACCGGCTCAAGGTCCCCCGCGTCACGCCCCTCCCGAAGGAGTCCTGATGGCCACACCCCTGTCCGCCGACGCCCTCCTGCGAGCACTGAAGGCCGAGGGCTGCCAGGTCGTGGAGTACCGGTCGTGGCGCACCCACAACCGGAACCACAAGGGATCGTGGGGGCCCGTCAACGGCGTCATGATCCACCACACGGTGTCCTCCGGCGAGGACTCCTCCGTCGCCCTCTGCTACAACGGCCACGCCAGCCTGCCCGGCCCGCTCTGCCACACCGTCGGCGGCAAGTCCGGAAAGCTCTATATGGTCGGCCACGGCCGCGCCAACCACGCCGGCTCCGGCGACGACGACGTCCTCACCGCGGTCGTCAACGAAACGTCCCTGCCCGCCGACAACGAGGCGAACACCGACGGCAACCGGCACTTCTACGGC